GGTTACGAGACCTCGTCCCGTTTTCTAGCTAATTTCAAACGACCTAAATTTACAAATGCAAATCGACCGCATAAAAATATCCGACCTCTCCCTCGATCCGGCTAACGTGCGAAAGCATGACCGCAAAAACCTCGACGCGATCAAAGCCAGCCTCCGCAAGTTCGGTCAGCAGAAACCTATCGTCGTGGACGCAAAGGGAATCGTCATTGCCGGAAACGGAACGATGACGGCGGCACAGGAACTAGGCTGGACGGAGATCGCAGCGGTGCGAACCGATCTGGTCGGCGTCGATGCGACGGCGTTTGCGATTGCGGATAATCGAAGCGCGGAACTTGCGGAGTGGGATGATAAGCTCGCGGAAGTTCTAAAATCTTTGCAGGATGCCGATGTTGATTTAGAGCAACTTGGATTTACTTCAGACGACGTAAAAATAGAAGCGGAGAAGATCGCGCCGGAGGAGTTCGCTGAAGTTGATGAAAACATCGAGACCGAGCATCAATGCCCAAAGTGCGCATACAAATGGAGCGGAGGACAATGATTAAACCTGATTATCGAGTTCCATTGATGTCGGAAATCGCGGAAGTGCCGTGGAACGGCTACAATGCTATATCAACTTTTTCAGGCTGTGGAGGTTCCTCGCTCGGCTACAAAATGGCAGGTTTTCGCGTTCTGTGGGCGTCAGAATTTATTCCTGCAGCGCAAGAGACGTATCGGGCAAACCACCCAAAAACAATTCTCGACACGCAAGATATTCGACAAGTAAAGCCGGAGGCAATACTTGCTTCCATCGGTATGAAGGTAGGCGATCTTGATCTTCTTGACGGATCGCCTCCGTGCGCTTCATTTTCTACTGCAGGAGCGCGAGAGGCTGGTTGGGGCAAGGTTAAAAAATACAGTGACAGCGCACAGCGCACGGATGATCTTTTTTATGAGTTTATTCGTCTCGTGAGCGGTATAAAGCCTAAGGTGTTTGTAGCTGAGAACGTCAGTGGCTTAGTAAAGGGGACGGCTAAAGGTTATTTTCTTGAAATCCTTTCCGCACTCAAAAAATGCGGTTATCGCGTTTCGTGTCGTGTGCTTGATGCTCAATGGCTCGGAGTTCCGCAGTCTAGGCAAAGGACAATCTTTATCGGTGTTCGTGAGGACTTAGGACTCGACCCAGTTCATCCTAAACCGCTTCCATACTTCTATTCCATCAAAGACGCTTTGCCTTGGATTAGTGAAAAAGGTTTTTTAAATAAATTTGCGGTCGAGTCAGAGTGCGACATTACTCGATTCGCTATCGGCAAAGAATGGGATCGTGTGTCTATTGGTGGTCAGTCTGAAAAATACTTCAGTCTCATGCGACCTAATATAGATAAGCCGTGTCCTTGTATAACTCAAACGGCAGGAAATACCGGAGCAGCAGGGGTATGCCATCCGACCGAAAAAAGAAAGTTTAGCATAGCAGAGATTCGGCGAATTTGTTCATTTCCTGACGACTTTATTTTGCGTGGAACCTACGCACAACAATATGAAAGATGCGGTCGCGCAGTTCCTCCCGTTATGATGAGTCACATTGCGGCAACTATCCGTGATCAAATCTTAAATAAATTATGAACATTGTTCAAATTCCTAGAGACTGGACTTTCAAATCGGTTGAAATTGCAGATGCGTTTGATGCACATGTTCGTGAACAACTGCCTTGGTATGATCTAACAACCGCTATTGTTGCTCACGTCGCTCGTCACTACATACCGCACGGCGGTAATGTTTACGATATAGGCGCATCAACAGGTAATGTAGGGAGAGCAATTTCTGACGTTTTGATATCACGCAATGCAACATTTACTGCAATCGAGGCATCGAAAGAAATGTGCGATAAATATATTGGGCCAAAAACAATTATATGCGCTGATGCAACAAAGTTTGATTACAAAAATTTTGATCTCTGCGTATGTTTTTTAGTTCTAATGTTTCTCACTCCTATGGAACGATCTGAATTATTACGAAAGCTCCGGCGCGTTCTCAATCTAGGTGGAGCAATTCTTATATTCGATAAATGTCAACCAGTTGGAGGTTATGCGTCTACGGTTATGCAGCGCTTAACACTAGCTGGAAAGATTAGCGCGGGTGCTATACCGATGGATGTTATAGCAAAGGAGCTTTCTCTTGCGGGTGCGCAGAGACCTCTTGCTGTTTCAGAAATACCACATACAGCAATCGAGGTATTTAGATTTGGTGAATTTGCTGGCTGGTTGATCGAAGGCGCATATCCAGATAATAAATTAGCATGACCGACACTCCGCAATCACCCGCCGAAATCCTAGCACGCGCCAACGTCGCGAACATTGCGACAAAACTTAAGGCTGGCAAGACGCTTACTGGTTCTGAGCGCAAGGCGCTCAACGAATATCAGAACGAGAAATCTGACGGCTGGGTCAAAGATTTAAGCACACTCGCAAGGGAACTCGGTCTGACTCGGCAAGCGATCTACGACGCACGCGCTCGGTTCGCGAACGCTCCGGCGAAGCACGAGGACGGTAAGCGCGAGAACCTAGCGGCATGGCAAAAGTTTTGCGGCGAGAATCTAATCGGCAAGGACGTTGCGACTAAGACCCTCGCAGAACTCAAAGCCCAAATGATGCGCCGCGACATCGAGATTCGCGATCTTAAGATCGCACGCGAACGTGCAGAGGTCGTCGAAACGGAGGTTGTCCGAGCGATGCTGAAAACGCTGGCGCACAAAATGGATATGCTGCTGCGACTTAAACTTGAGGTCGAATCCGGTCAGCGTTTTCTCGGCAAGAACGCGGCAGAGATTTGCGCGGAAGGTCGTCTGATGCACGACGAGATTCGGGAGGTGCTGGCAAATAACATCGCAAACTTTGAGACGGAGGCGATCAAGGAAACGAATGACGATGGCGACCTCGATGACAACGAGTGAGGTCTCGCTCGCGAGCGTAACGCTCAACGCATCCGAGTTGCGCTATTGCTTAGACATCGGAAACGCTCGGCAAGATAGCGCAGAGAAAAAACATTCACGATCTGCTTTCCCTGCACGCTATCCAAACGAGCTAAGAGAAAATCATATATACGCAGCGCGTGCTGAGTTTGCAGTCGCTAAGTTTCTTGGATTAGAAACCACGCTCGGCGTCGATGTATATTGCGTGCCGGATATTATCGGAACCAAGATTGACGTGCGCTGGAGCAGGTCGAGGAATCACTGCAAAATTAAACAGCGAGACATTGATCTCGGCAGAATAATAATTGGAACGAACGGCACTGAGTCGCAGATTGAAATACTGGGCTGGCTCAATGCAACTGATGCGCCGAGCGTTGGCACGCCAAGCGATCCTTCTGATGGTCGACCACCGTGTTGGTTCATTCACGAATTAGCGTGGGAACGGATCGAATTTCTTGTGTTAATATAATACCCTATATAATTATTATCTTTACTTTTTATATAGATAGTGTATAGTATTTTTAATCGCTAAGAGAATTAACTCTGAACCGATCAAAAATAAATGAAATCGCAATCAGTAACGTATATACTTCAGACTGGTGGTTATTATGGCCATTGGGCTAAGGGCAGCAGCATTAAAGAAGCTGCTCTTAATCTACACAAAGCGGGTGCGAAAAAAAGCGAGAGGGTGGCGATGTTAGTTATGATGAACGATCCTAAAGCATACATCGATAGTTCCGGTGGGATTAACTTTGGGGGTAGCGAAGCACCGGATGCTTGGTATACCGATATGGAATGGATAGGATTGCTATCGCAGTTGGTAAAAAAATAAATCACCAATAGATAATAATTCAAACCAAGCTCACCTTAATCGGTGGGCTTTTTTTTGGCTTGAGCAAACGCATCGACGCTCACTACATTTATTTCCTTGAGCTATAAAAAACAAGCGGCGCTGCTCTCTCATTATATATTCTCGGAGCGCGATGGTTCGACGATCTACGACTGGGCGAAGCGACACATCATCCTGCCGGAGTCTTACGCAACCGCTGGGCCATTCAACGTGCGGATCACGCCGTGGCTCATCCCGATCTTCGACGCGCTGCAAGACCCGCTGATCCGGCGAGTCCACTTCCGAAAGGCGGTGCAGATCGGTGGCACGCTTGTCGCTGACATCTGGATACCGTGGCTGATCGCGAACGACGCTGGGCCGATTTCGTGGACGATGCAGACGGATGAGATGATCGAGAAGCACGCGAAGTCGCGACTCAATCCGTTGCTCGAAAGATGCAAGCCGGTCGCAAGATTGCTTCCGCGAGTTGGGCCGATGCGAACTACAACCGACATTTATTTCGGTGGTTTCTTTTTGACGATGAACACCGCGAACCTTTCGACTCAGCAATCGCAGTCGATCCGCTACAAGGTGAACGACGAGATTTGGTTACCGAAGTGGCAGGAGGTCTACGGTCACGCGATCGCTCGCGTCAGTAAATTTGAGGAGGTCGGACGGTCTAAGATTTACAACGTGTCACAGGCTCCAGTGATGGACGCGGAGACCGGCAACGTCGAGGACGTAAGCTACCGCACAGGTAACCAGCAGGAGTGGCACGCGCTTTGCCCAGAGTGCAAGCAAGCGCATCCGATTATCTTCGATCAGCCTCCGCTAGTTAAGGACGGTCGGCGAGGCGGGGTGGTCTGGGATCGCACGGCGCAGCGCGATGACGAAACTTGGGATGTCAAAAAGGCGTCAGACTCGGCTCGGTTCCGTTGCATAAATTGTGGTCACGAGCAGCCGGACACGGACATGACCAGAGCGCACTGGCGCAATACAGGTCATTACATTCCGCAACGTAAGGACGCACCGAAGGAGGTCGTGAGCTTTAGGATCGAGGCGCTGGTCACGCGACCGATGCAGTTTCTGGTCGAGGAGTTCTGTGAGGCTGAAAACAATTACCTTCGCAACGGTGACGAGCGTATGAAGATCGAGTTTCGCACTAAGCGCGAGGCACGTCCGTGGATCGTCGAGCGCAAAGCGGTCAACATTCTGATCAAGTCAAGTGGCTACAAGGTCGAGGATTACGCGCAGGGTCAGCCAGTCGAAAACGAAACCATCCGCTTCATGGCAATCGACCGTCAGCAGGATCACTGGTGGGCTGAGATCGGTGCTTTCAGTTCGTCTACCGGCCCACGCTACCGGCAGCTTTACTTCGGTCGGGTCGAGACTCGCGATCAACTGCGTGCGCTGCAAATACGATACAAGGTCGCGGATGCTTGCACGACTCAAGATCGAGGCTATCGACCAGCAGAAGTTGACCGCGATTGCGCGGAGTTCGGCTGGCGCGGGATGCGTGGTCACGGTCGCAAGACGTGGACAATGCGCGACGAGAACAGCGGGACGCTGATTAACTTCCCGCACTCCGAGCCTCGGATCAGCGACTATCGAGGCGGCGACGTTTATTACTATGACTGGTCAGGTGATTATTTTAAGGACGTTTTACAGATCGCGCTGGAAGGTAAAGGCGACCTGCGCTGGGAATTGCCGGACGATGTAAACGCGCTTTACTTAGAACACCTGCGCGGCGAGTCCAAGATTGAGATTAGGACAGGCGTGTGGGAATGGCGGGAGGTCAAAAGTAATGCACCGAATCACGGTCTGGATACGAGCGCGGCGATGCTCTGTATGGCGACCATTGCTGGCATCGTTCGGTTCACACCATCAACAGTATCTGTCTAATTTGACACGCCGTGCGTTATTGCATGGCACTCGACAATCCTTTCATCGGTATTGAGCAAGCGACTTTGCTCTCGTTAAAAACCAAAGTGGTCTCCGCAATCGAGGCTTGCTTGCTCAATCAGAGCTACTCGCTAAACGGTAAAAGCGTGTCGCGTGCCGACTTAGGTCGCCTCAATGAAATGTTAGGTCAGTTGCAGGGCGCTATTGACGTAGGCAACGGAAGCACCGATACAGTTACCTTCGCGAGCTTTAACGGTCTATAAAACATGGAAAACTTCGACGCTTCAAAAGTCCTGCAAAATCGTCCTTGGATTGAGCGTGCGCTGGATAATGTCGCGCCGCAATGGTCGCTGAAGCGTTTGGAGGCTCGCGTGAGCAAGGCGTTGTTTGAATATAACGCTTCGCAAAGCTCGCGCATCTACCAGCCCAAGACGATGGGCTTGCCGTCGGAGTCGAGCCAGACGCAGCGCAGTCGAATCGTAATGATGTGGGAGGCACGCGATCTGGTCGAAAATCTACCAGAGGCGCGGGAGGTCAGTCGCAAGTTCGGCAACTATTTAACGCCGCACGAGTATTCTCCGGCGACAGGTGATCGAGGTTACAACGCAACGATCAGCGAATACTTCCACGCTTGGTGCAAACGTGCTGATGTTACTGGTCGGCATTCGTTTAAGAAACTCGTGCAGCTTGCAGCCGAGGAGCGACCAGTTGACGGCGATTGCGGATTCGTGATCCGGCGCGTAGGCGAGGAACTCAAGTTGCAACTCGTGCCTAGCACGCGCATTGGCAACCCAAACAATTCTGGACTTGATGCAGAAAACTACACACAAGGAATTATTACCAATGAATATGGTCAACCGATTAGTTACCGAATTTACAGGGTTGATAAAAATGGTGTCTACTTCGGCGCGGAAGATATTCCAGCGGCGCAGTTCTGTCATTACTTCGACCCTTTCCGAGTCGATCAGTATCG